TTGCCTACTCTGAAATGTATATCTCCGGGATTTGCGTTTGGAGCATTGACATAGATTGCTGACATTACTGATGTATTTGCTACATCATCACTCCAGTTCATAAATGTTGTGACATTAGCACCTTGTGTTGCTACACCAAAACTTGTATTGCTTGCTAGTATTGCTTCGCTACCATATTGTAAACCTATAGAAACATTACCACCTGGCATCGTCAATAAACCAGTATCTGTGAATACAAAATTATTTGCACCTGCATCTATTCTGAAGTTTCCAGCAGAGTATACAATAGAGGTGTTGCTTAAAGCACTAGCGAACGGTAAATTCATTACACCATAGCCGTCTAATGACCAATTAAAGTTTCCACCGTCTGTGTAGAATTGTACAGCGCCTGTGGCTGGAGCGTACACATTAAAGTTGTTACCTGCAGGATAGATGTTAGAATTATTAGGGAATATTAACGAACCATCATCTTTAAATACAAAACTGTAAACTCCATTGGCTACGTTAGTATCTAATTGAAAACTACCGTCGGTTGACAAGAATGCGTTATTACCTACAGTAAACTCTATACCATTAGTATTAGCGGCACCATTAGCCCATAAACCAAAATAGTTGGCAGCAGAGGTTAGTTCCGCTGTACCACCAGGAAACTCTATACGACCCGCGGTATCAAATAACCATTGTCCTGAACCTGCATTAAGTGTTATGTTTCCATTAGCGGCAGGTATAGTTATATTTGATGAGCCATTAGCAATACTGCTACCAGTAACTTCTACTGGTCCAAATGTTCCATCACCTAATAATGCATTACTTGCATTACCATCTAGATTTATTGTTGCAATGTTACCAACTGGTAAGTTAGTAATATTGCTACCATCGCCGTATAAGAAGTTTGCATTCACTACATTAGCGTTAACATCAAATGCAATGTTTGCATAATTTGCAGTAATTAAATTACCCAAGGCAGCATTACCGGAAGAAATATTACCTGTATATGTTGGTAGATAGTTAGCGACATTTGAGTTACCGTAATCGGTAACGTCAGCACTCCAAGTACCATCACCATGCAATACGTTGGCGGCATTCCCATCATAGTTAGTAGCCGCAATGTTACCTAAGTTAGTAGCACTAATATTACCTACGCTAACATTACCTGTTGTGGTTATTGTGTTACTACCAAAACTTGCTAATAATGATACTACATTACTATTACCATACGAACTATTAGCATCTGCTCCCCATGTACCATCACCACGTAATACACTATTAACGTTTCCGTTTAAGTTTATACTTGATATATTACCTAAGCCCACATTGCCTGCATTAATTGTAACTACACCAGTACCACTTGCACCTGTAGAAGTAATAGTAACTCCGGTACCTGCTAAAATTTGACTTACACCAGAATCTACACTAGTATACTGATTAACAGTTTCGTTGACTGCGGTCACTGTGATTCCACCTGTAGTACGATATACAGTTACTACATCTCCTACATCATTTGCTGGAGAAGAGGTCACAGTTAATGTACTGGTTTGACCTGGAGCAGCATTGGCTGCCGATGCGGTTGCTTGATTAAAAAGCGTTTCTGTATTCGTTACAACAACAGGATTGGTACTTCCTGTTGCTTGCTCCTGTGCCACAGTTCTAGCAAGTTGTCTTGCTACTGTAGGGTCGGATACAGTTACTACTTGTGGGTTTGAACGTGTTGCAGACATTTTTTTATTTCCTTTATTTTTATTATTATCCAATAAACCAACCAGTTCCATTACTGAACACTGGCATAGAGTTTCCTGCTCCGCCTACTGCTGGAGCATTAAATGTTGTTGAATCTGCGTCAGTAACAAATGCTCTTGCACCTGCACCAACTGTTGCTGCCAAAGGCAATGCGCTGACAGTAACCGCAGTAGTTTTAACTACTGTAGCAACAATGGCTGCATTTGCTCTTGCTAATTCAAATGCATTATTTGCATCTGACATTCTAGCAAACTCTGCGTTTGCTGTAAATCCGCCAGTACCAAATATAATATCTCTGGTAGATCCGTTGGTACCAGTAGCAATAATTAAGTTACCCCCAGTACCACTAGCATATGTTTCTACAAAGAAATAACCATCGCCGGCACCAGTTAAACTGTAATTAGCATCAGCAAAAGTGTTGCCATTAAAACCAAAATCTGAGTAACCTTCAGTATCAGTACCGTCAGCACCTTGTGCTATCCAATCACTTGATCCGGTATTGTCTTGGTTAATTAATACGGCTTGTGTATACGTATTAGATGTACTTGAGATAACAATTGTAGGAGCAGTTAATGTATTACCTGCTGCCTCTGCATTTGGTCCAACAAACAATGTTGTACCTGAAAGAACTACGTTGCTCGGGGCTCTAAATATTCCAGCAGTATCAAATGTAAAATGTGAGTTTGCATTTGCAGTATCAGTGGAAATAACGACATTACTCTCGCTATGTATTTCAAATTCATTTGTAAAATTAGGTTCAATTGCCCATTGATATGGACCTGGCCAATACAATGCACCGCCGGCACCAAATGTCCATGTACCATTTACGTTTCCTGCATCAGTAACAATATGAACATTAGTTACGCTTTGAATAGTTTCAACACCTAAATTACCTGCTACATCTAAATCATTTAGTACATTAACACCTGTTAAAGTTGATAAACCTGTAGAAGTAATATTATTTGCACCAATATTACCGGTGTAATTAGGTAGATAGTTAGCAACTGCTGAGTTACCATATACATTACTTAAGAATCCACCGTCGCCTGAAAAGAAATTAGCGACAACTAAGTTTCCTAAATTAGCATTAGCACTACTAATGTTACCTGTCACTGATAAACTTGTCAATGTACCAACACTAGTAATATTTGGTTGAGCGGCATTAGTAACTGATTGAGAAAGAATGGACTGAGCCGCTGCAGGAAAATATGATCCGCCGGCACCATTAAGAATTAGGTTGCCGACAATTTGTAAATTAGCCTTTTGCGTCTCTGGAGTACCACTCATGTTAACTACTGGGACTAGAGTAGTGTATGCGATGTTTGCACCAATTGGATTAAGTGCTGTTATTTTAATACTTTGTGTCATTTTATTTTCCCTTGTTATGCAAATGCAACACCGTTATTACCTATGCAGAACCACTTACCTGATATATATTGTAATATGCATCCTTGACCTGCGGCAGTGAAACTCATTGTACCTCCACCGCCCCAGGCAGCGTTAGTTACCGTAATCACCATTGATCCGGTATATGCTTTCATCATAAACGTTTTAATCTGTCCTTCAGTACCGGCAGCAAGAGTTGCTGTTTCTGATAATGATGTTGAAAAATATGAAGCAGTTACGGCTAAATTAACACTAGCGCCAGATGCAAGGTCTTCGCTACCGTTTAACAATACTGTACCATTGGCTATAACATTACTTGTTGTAATTGTATTGTTTATAGTAATACTGCTAGGCAAATTAATATTAATAGTGCCGGCACCTACTATAGGACTTCCTGTTACTAATAATTGACTGCTTGCTACACCTACACTTGTAACCGTACCGCCTAATGTGGTTGTAGATATTGTAACATTACCATTACCACTGCTTACGCTGATACCTGAACCTGCATTAATTCTTGTCACACCTGTATTGGTAACTGTTATATTACCGCTAGATGTTATTGGGCCACCGTTAATTTGTATACCTGATCCAGGTGTGATGCCTACGCTTGTAACGGTTCCTGAAGTGGCTCCGTTGCTAGCACTTGTAATTCTCCCATAAGCATCTATGCTTACATTAGGGTTAGTATACGTGCCCGCTGTGACTCCGCTAATTGCTAAGTCTATGCTCATATTTCCGTCAGAGACTAACGGAGACCCAGTAACAGTTAATCTAGCATTACTAGCAGGAATCAATCCCACGCTAGTTAATGTTCCTCCACCGTTTCCATTACCGCCGGTGCTTGCTATTGTAACATTGCCGTTACTTTGATTTATCACAATACCAGATCCGGCTGTGATACTAGTCACCCCGGTGTTATTAATATTAACAATACCGGTATTTGCATCCGATGTTATACCTATTCCGTTTCCAGGATTGAAGGTATTATACGGACTGGCATTGCCAAACAATGTAGCAAAGTTAACGTTTGTTTTAGTGAATGCAGTATATAGGCTGTCACTACCCGTACTTTCGTTGGGTAAACCTATACTGATTACCTGTATATTTCCTATGGCCATCTATTAGTCCTTATCTTGTATTTATCAATACGGACTAAAAGAACTCCCACATCCACATGTGCTTTGCGCTTGAGGGTTTTGTATGCTAAATCTAGCCCCTTCTAGATCATCTTTGAAATCTACAGTTGCACCCATTAGGTATTGCGCCGATATAGGGTCAACTAGGACACTTGACGCACCTGCTGGGATTTCAAAATCATCCTCTGCTTGTTCCTGATCTATAGTAAATCCGTAACTGAATCCGGAACATCCGCCACCCTGTACAAACATTCTAAGTTTGCTTTTATTATTTTCTTCTGCTAAGACTTCTGATATTTTGATTTTTGCTGATTCAGTGATTGTTATCACAATGATTTTCCCCATCTAGTACTAATAACGTTCCAATTAATAATCTTCCATTGTTGCTTTAGATATTCTTTTTTGTCGGATCCATAGTCTAATATCCAAGCATGTTCCCACCAGTCTATAAGTAACAGTATATCGTCACGCACTTCATGGTTCTTGATAGTTTTAATCTTACCATTATACGCAAGATATACCCAACCTGAACCCTGTATCCCCATTGCTTCCTTCAAAAAATCTTCTTTGAAAGAGTTATATGATCCGTAATTCTTGTCTATAAAGCCCTTGATAGGGCCGTTAGGCTGATTATTCTCACGTACTTCACGGAACTGCGTGAACAATAAGTTATGTAAGAACACCCCTGCATAGTTAAAATCTCTATCACCTTCACGCTCATTATATCGTTTAGCGTATGTCTTAGCGAGTTTTTCGTAATGCAGTTCTAAAGCAGGTGCGGAAACCACAGGACTAATTTCCCGTGGTTCAAAATTCAATGGAATGATTTCAATGTCTTGAGGTTTAGACTTTTCCTCAAGAAGAGTAATAATATCTCGCATGCATATATTTATCGCATACTAAGATATTGAATAATCTGTTTGGTTGTATTGTCGTTAGATTTTATACCAGAGTGAATTTGGTCTCTGGCTAGATCAACCTTTTTAATAAACAGGTCATAAGGTTGAAATGAATTCAATGATGTAAATTGTATACTTAATATAGGAACGTCAATCACATTTGATAACAATTGCGTAGTCAAAAACTTTCTACCATAGAAAAACCCAGTAAGTTCCCCTGTAGCCATAAAAGTTTTATATTCGGGTTCTTCTCTCCAAGACCCTATAGAAATCATATTTTCATAGTTTGGAAACACTCCCATATATCTACTATGATCTGGCCATTGAATGAACACATACTTTGGTTTCTTTTTATACTTCGTGAACCAAGTAATTAAGTTGTATTCTAGTACGTCTAATCCTGTTCCACCTATGGCCAAATTAATATAGTCTGTTTTTAAATGTTCTGCTATCTTATATGGATACGTATCTTCTAGTGCTAGACCTACACCCTCTGTATGACTACAACCAGTAAAAAGAACGTAGTTATCAAAATCTAATTCGTTAGGTTCCTTACATCTAAATCCTAACGAATTGTAATTATAAATGATCTCTTTAGTTCTATAGATCCAATCTTTAGGTAATTGTGTTAGATTTTTTTCAAATCTTTCAGCATCATCACTGCCCGTAAATGAGGTTTCTTGTCCACGTAACGTAGTACAAATAAAATCATTGAAGAATATCACGGTCTAATCCTCATTGATTTTACTTGTAGTGTATCTACTACTAGATTTGCTATCCCGATTTGATCAAAGATATCACCTTGATATTTTAGGTTTATTACGTTTGATGAATCTACTAGTGTTTCTTTGTTTGGAAATACAATTTGATATATAGGATAATTCAATTGTTTAACAAGGCTAGAAAAAAATGCTTTTCTACCGTTATGAAACCCCGATATGTTGCCTGCATTAAGCAACTCACTAACATCGTTGTCACTATAGTCTGCGGGTTTTATCCAGTCAATAGTTGGACCTGATATCATCAATGCATTAGCAAACTCTGATGCCAATATAATTGTCTTTGGTGGTTGCTTAACTAAACTCAACCAAGAAAACAAATTAAATTTTACGGCTTCAATGCCGCCATTAAAGACAGAAAGATTATAATAGTCTGTCTTTAGTTGCTGAGAAATTATATAAGGGAATGTTTCTTCTACAGGTATGTGATAAGATAAGCATACATTATCACCTACAAATAATATGTAGTTATGAAGATTTACATCTGAGATTTCTTTGCATCGATGCCCATATGAATTAAGATTAACATTGGGCGCAAAGTTATTTAAAAACCCGTTAGATAACCCATTCATTACCTACGCCTTACGATACGTCCCTTTGTTAGGTCGTAAGGACTTAATTCAACTTCTACGTTGTCGCCCAATAAAATGCGTATCTCATGCTGACGCATTTTACCTGACACATAACTTAAAATAGTAGTGCCGGTTTCCAACTTAACTTTAAAAGTAGCATTGGGCATAACATCGACAACTTCACCGTCAAACTTAATCGTACCTTCTTTAGCCATTGTGTTTTGTTAATCTCCTCAGTTAAAACACATAGATATCATAACAGAAGGTACAGTATAAGTCAATAGTCATTTCTTTAGTATTGCCCAAATTTTTTCCTTCTCAATTATATCTTGTTCCAATTCTTTATAACGTTTGGCTAATTCACGCAACTCTTCCCATTTTTCTTCTAGTTTTGGGTTAGGGTGTAGTATGCCCAAACGTTCTTCTATCTTTTCGAACATCTCCATGATGCTCTTACCCTTGATCTTTATATCACTCTCAAACTCTGCATCACCTTTAACGTGTAATGTAGGAGTACCGGTATCCCAACTTAGATTTCCGTTCAAATTGGGCATTGTAATTGTAGGACCACTGCCACTAGTATTCCAATGGTAAGTGGGTGCAGTGGTATTAGGAGTAGTGAAAGTGTATCCGGATCCGGCAGATCCGGCGGATCCGCTGCCGTATGTAACAGAAGCAACACCACCAGCACCACCTATTCCTCCGATGCCTGCGCCACCGCCACCTCCAATAGCAGTGATACTATATTGTCCCATTGGTGATGGTCCTAATGTTATTGTATCTGATAGTAATCCAGTACCAGCAGTAATAGTGAACAAGTCCCCTTGAGTATCGTTCATGTTGCTGAAGTCTAGTGAAATGATATCATCATTTGTTTGAGTTGATTTATCTGACATTATTTGTTTGCCTTTTTAATAATAAGTCGGCCTTTGTCATCAACGTCAATTTCAACGTCATCACCTTCTTTCAACCCGAGTGATTCTAGTACAGGTGGTGGAAGAGGGACAATCAAGTCCCCGTTCTCATCTTCTTGGGTAATAACTTCGTATCTGCGTTTGTCTAATGATTTGGCCATGCTATAGTATACTGTTGTTTAAATCATACGTCAATAGTTTAGTTGCCCTTTACCATGCACGGCATGACCAGTAACGTGCCTTCCAGCGTGGACCTGGGTTTGCGCAGTTGTGTCTAGCACGGAAACTCTTACGGCGCTTTGGGTTAGACTTTTTAATCTTCATGTTCTTGTCGCCAAAGTTTACTTTAACTACTTTGCCGTTTGGCTTCTTCACATAGACTTTTGACTTAGCAACGTCACCTGCCATTGGCTTACCAAGTGGTACTTTACGTCCCTGATATTCTGCTTCGGTCATTGTTTCGTTGAAATCAAACTCTTTACCCTCAGCGACAAAATTGTTAAGGTCTAGGTATTCTAGTGTTTGTTCGTCAGCCTCTAGAATAATACCATCTTCTGTAAATCCTACTACACCCGTTTCAATAACGAAATCTTCGCTTAATTCGAAATCTACGCTATCATAAAGTTCGATTTGTTCGTTACTCAACTCTTCTAGTGTTTGCATTAAACTTCTTATATCGCTCATTTCTTGTCCTCTTTACTCAAATAAATTTTTTCTAATTGTCGAATAGTATCTTCAGCACTATTAGGAACTTCGAATTCATCTTCATGCTTTACTGCGATACCACCCGCATCACGCCACTTTTGTAAGTAAGGACCAAAGTCATCTACTAGTACTTGTGGCACACCGTCTTTCATAGCATATTTAAACTTAGCCGATGTAAAGATAGCATTACCTGATGTGCCTGGGTTATACTCATCTAACCAATCACGTTTTGCTTGTTTACTTGCCTCAGCATAAGGACCACGCAACGGTGCTGATAATACTGTGAAGGGTACATTATGTTTCTTTAACCATGCAATAATTTGCATACCGCCCTTAAGAGGTTTTAAATCTCTGAAGAAATCATAAACTTCTTTACTAGAACTATGTGCTAACTGATTGATTTCATCTTCTTTGTTCTGTATGGCCTTCCAATGGTCAACATTGTTACGTTTAGCCCATGCACCAAAAAAGTCGGCTTGAACCCCGTCCATATCCAAATATAAATGAGGCTTATCTTTACCGATATCTTCAGTTAATAATTCGACTATTTTCATATGAGTATTTATCGCTAAATATTAATGTTCCATAATAACAACAATAGGAGAACAATATGGCAGAAGAGAAGAAGCCGCTATCTCGTAGTGAGCGTGAGGCACAAATTAAAGATAAAGCAGGTTGGGTTGTGGCATTATTTGCTGCGGTTTTAGCCATAAGCACATTGGTGGGTGGTAGTAATAGCAGTAAGATTCTTACAAACACAATAACTGCGAATAATCTATGGGCATGGTATCAAGCAAAAAATACTCGTCAAACACTAATAGAATTTGAAATTCCACGTGCAATGCGTGACAAAGACATGGCTAGGGTTGAAGAGTTAAAAAATTGGTCTGCTAAACTAGAATCTGATCCTGACAAAGGTGAGGGTAAGAAAGAGATTGCTGAAAAGGCACGCAAACTAGAAGCAGAACGTGAAGAAGCACGTAAGCGCAGTCCATGGTTCACATACGGTGGTAGTGGCCTACAGATTGCAATCGTATTATTAACTGCTAGTATATTGGCTGTAAGCATGAACTTATTTTATGCTAGTATTGTTGTGGGTTTAATAAGTTCGGTGGCAGTTAGCCAAGCAATTTGGATGTGGATGCCGTTTATTTAAACGTGTCAGGCCAATCTCGGTACAATGCATGTTGTATGTTGCCTTGTACAAATTGATTGAAACTTTGATGTTTAGTTTCTAATTCGCCTTCTTTAGGGGCAACTCTATTGAAGGCGTCGTCCATCTGCGCCATATTTTTAAATTCCATCATGATATGCCATTCAGGTAAATCTGCTATGCTTCTAAAGCCCATCTTACAGCGTGTGATGCGAAAATTCTCCATCTTGTTTTCACTAACAAGATGCTCTAGAAATTTTCGCATATTCGCTACCCACTCCGTGTCAGTTATATCTTCTGACTTGTCGCACCATATATGATAGATATCCATTATTGATTTTTCTTCCAGTCATTGTATTCATTAAAAAACTGATCTTGATCGATGAATAGATTGCAATAAACTCTTTTAACACCCAAACCTTCGTTATTAGGAAAGTAATCTTGTATTGCACTTTTTCTGCGAATATCTAATGTTATGCAATGCATACCACCATCCCAAAAGCCTCTTGTTCTCCAAGGCAATGCATGTACAGTTACTCCGTGTTTTTCTAATTCTTCATATAACGGATCGTATGCATTAACACTGTCTATACACAATAAATTTTTTTCATCTAACATTATTGTGTTGACTTCAAAGAATGTTTCTTTATAATTTCCTATCCATTCTTTACAGAACTTTTTAACATACCCATTAAAATGTCTAGGCATATTTTCAATAAAACCTACCCAATTATTTCCGCCGTTGTTAGGTATTGTTGCTTCAGCCGATAGTCCAATAGATTGACGGATCTTCTTCATCTTTTGTGCATTTACCCAAGAAGGTTCTTTAATGTTTATGTGTTGCCAATTAGGTAGTATTTTTTGATAATCGTTCCAGTAATGCGTAGTAAGAACTAACCCCGGCTTTACTGGCATAAAGCATGCATCTGCATGTCCGCCATTGGTGCTATAATGTATTCTGTAATCGGCAAATTCGTTAGCATATGTGTTTAAAAACTTAGTATAGTGTTCAAAAACTTTTTGTTTCTTTTCATGCTTGGTCATAATACCCTGATCAGGGTAAACCCAAAAGTCAAAAATTATGTCTCTGCCCAATTTAACTATACACGCACCACTAACGACTCCTAATTGATGTAGTACTCTTGAACCGTGTTCTACTATATTTTCTTTAGGATAATATTGCTTAAGTGATTGATATGAATAATTTGGCTGCCCGGCCATATACAACTTGTCTGCTATTACAGCATTCTCATCTCTAGGACATATGGGCGGCTTTAATAAAAACTTATCCTTAAAGAGGTAATTTGATTTGTCTCCGTCAATTGTTGGCCTTCTTACAATGACTCCAAACTCTTTTAACTTATTTTCTATAACGGTTAAGTCTTGTTTAGTCCATTCAGTAAGTTGATAAAAACTATCACGAACCTCAGGCTCAAGGTCATCGTAAAAATGTGCAGGATAAACATCCCCTAACCAAATTTCTTCTAATGGATCCCAGTTGTTGTGTACATTAATCATAATGGTCCTACTATTTCATACCCTTCTAATTCACTTTTATAATCATCAGCAAGACCTAGATACATGTACCTATAACCATATTGTTTATAATGGGCACACTCATTCTTAAGACTTTCTATTCCCAATCTTAACTTTGGATTAGCGTAGTCCCAAGCAAACTGCATATTCTCTATGTTGGTTGCGTCTAATCGCCTAACCATTGTGAACGCTACTAATTTTTGATCATCGTAATAACCAAAAATGTCTACGTTTACATCTCTATACTGATTCTCAAATATAGGAACTACGCTTTCAAATCTTTTGTAATCACAGTATTGTTTGAATATAGTATCAAGCAATTCTATGTTAGGTGACTTAATTAGTTTATATGTAGGAATCAGAGAGTAATTAGTTTTTCTTAAATCTACCCTTGCATATTTCATGCAGTTATTTATTTCGCCAATTGACAACATAATCTAAATTTTCTTTTGGCCAAGTTTTATAATAACCTAATTCTTCTAATTCTTTACTAGCGTCATTTAGTTTGGATAGTTTTTGTGCAAGCACAAGGGCGCAATGCCCAAAATTCATTACTACCCCATTTAACTCTTCCACGTGATCAGGGTGGTCTTCAAGCAATACATAGTCATACTTTTTTAATAATTGATTGAGTATGTCTACTTTATCCGCAAGATTTTTAGAAGTTATTTCTTTAGGATCGATGCAGTAAATCAGAACTTCCATTGTTCCTAATTTATAGAGATTAGAGGTTATCCAAGATTCTAAATCTCTATCAGGTTCCTTAAATATTACTTCTACTTGATTAGATGCTAGTGCTTTTCTAGCAAAGGGACAGGGAGGCCAATTGCTCAATAACTTGTTAGGTTTACCTACAAAGTTGACGATCCAATCGTTTAATTGTCCACGTATCTGTCGTTCATCCATACTTTATTTGGCCTATAGTCTATATTCATTACGGGTTTTCTATCAGGAATTAATGAAGATGGTTGTACAATATGTTCTCCATATTTTAATACAAAATAAGAAATAGTTCCTTCATCCACATCATCAGGGAATCCTAATATGATATGTTTCAACCACGTAATTTTTGTACGTATGATTTTCCTAATGATTGGATCACCGAGTATATCAGTGAAATCATTATCTTCTTTATATATGTAATAGTGTTTCATTTTTTCCACAATGTGAACGCAACATAGTCACGCTCATCCTCAAAAAAGAATACCCAACTGTTATACATTTCGCCATTAGGGTCTTCCATGTATCTCCAGTCGTACTTACAATTACGGTCGCACCATTCAACAATGGGTTGAAGTTCTCCGTATGGAAGTTTTACGTAAATCTTAAACGCTGTCGGAATGCTGATGGACATTGACCCCGCCCTGCCTTAAGAAATCCAATCCTGAGTTGTCACGGTATTGCTCACGGTAATATACTGAATTGATGCCTGATTGATAAATCAGTTTAGCACATTCAATACAAGGTGCATGCGTACAAAACAATGTAGCACCCTCGCTACTTTCTGTAGACCTGGACACTTTAGCGATTGCGTTGCTTTCGGCGTGTAGGACTTCTGGTTTAGTTTTTAGCCTGTAGCGCACAGGAATGTCTACGCACCCATCTTCGCTAACTATTTCATGCATTTCTTGATATGGCCAACGCTCTTCTATTTCATTAGGGTCTAACCAACCACCTGCATCAATATCCATATATTGTTTATCTTCGCAGTTGTTTTCCCAGCCAGTAGGCATACCGTTATAACCAGTACCAATGATTTGATTACCTTTTACGATTACAGCACCTACTTGTAATCGTTTAGCATAACTTAACTTGCTTGTTAAGTCTGCTATATTCATAAAGTAATCTATAAACTTCTTTTTCATTCTTCTAACAAATCAATCTTGTTTGGCTTATCCTTCCACTCTTCGGCGTCAGGTAATGCATCTTTCTTCTTAACGATATTAGGCCATTTCTTAGCCAATCTTCCGTTCAAGTCTATCCAAAATTGCATGTTGGTAACGGATTTATCACTATCCTCAACAATAGCATTTACTGGGCATTCAGGAATACATACACCACAGTCAATACATTCGTCGGGATTAATGGCAAGAAAGTTTGGACCCTCATAAAAACAATCCACGGGACAAACCGTGACGCAATCGGTGTGCTTACACTTAATACAATTATCAGTTACTACGTGAGTCATTTAAGTATCCTGTTTTAATAATATATTTTACAGCCTTATCATAATCATTTTTATATGTATAAAGCAATAGATAATCTAATATACCAAATCTTTTACAAAAAGAAACTCCGAAAGAATCACCTTTTATAATATCAAATATATATTCTTTGCAAAACCTATCAAACTCTTTTCTATCAATAGACTTCAAATGTTTTACCGTACTTGAATTAGCATTATTCAAATGATGGAAAATTGATTCAGGTCGCATCATAATTTTAATCCCAAAGGGCTCTGTAATACTTACCAAACAATTCAAGGCCCTCTTGAATTCTTTCTTCGTGCATTGTGTGTCCAACGTGATCATACCAAGTTTGATTTGGATTTTTGTCTACCATTTGATATGTTGCTTCCAACTTACCAGTAATTGGATTAGGATATTGTTTCTCAGTCTTTACCCAGTCATATTCACTTTTACCATGATGATATTGTGAATCGTAATCTTCTAGTGCTAACTGTTGGAAACTCCAAATCATTTTATCAAGTACTGCGTCCCAACGCTTACATCCTTCTTCAAACGATTCGTTATGTGTTTCAGTATAAAATTCGAATGAGGATTGCATGTCATGGTTTGCACCACCTACTTCTGCAAACTCATGTGGTATACCATGCTTAGTTGCTTTAAGTTGCAACAGTGCAGGTAGAATAATCAATGCCAATGTATGGTCAAGGTTCCATGTATCGAACCCATCAATTTGAACTGTTATTTTTCTGTTACCGTTCCCTTTGGGGAACTTTTTCATATCAATTTTCATTGAGGTACTGTTTTAACTTTCCCATTAACAAATACTAGTAGTGCATTGTCATGTTGAACTTTGGCTACTTTAATTTGGCATCTAGATGCGGCTTCTTCTAATGTAGAACCCTGACATATAAATGCATTATTCTTCTTATTATATACGAATATAGTACCGTTGTCAAGTTCAGTGAAGAATGTGGGTACCTCTTCTTCATCCTCATCATCTTCAAGGTCTATGCCTCTACGCTTTGCTTCGTCTAAGAATGCAATACGCAAACGTAACAGCAGATATTGAGTTCCAACTATCCATCCTAATGCAAAGATGAACAGATAAATGATAATTTCCATAATATTATTTATTAATGGTAATAGAACTATAGGTCTTGAGTTTTTGGAATTTCTTACGTTTGGCTTTGTTAATGTCTTTCAATGAAACACCTACCTTTTGATCTATAAGTAATTCAATCATGGCTTGCAAATCACCGATTTCTTTTTGTAATCGTTGCATATTAGTTTCATCGGTGCCCTGTAGTATTTGGTCAGGGCCAAATCGCATGCATTTAGATACCTCTACGATAACCTCTGCACACTCTTCTTGTAAAATAATTAGTATCTCTTTCAATTCGTTGTTCATGGTTTCTTTCTACTTGCAGCCTTAGGAGCAACATTCTTTTCATGGTAAGCGACCCAATCTGTTAGATAGTAGTCATGCTTGACCCAACGTTGAACACCCTTCTTTGGTTCTACTAGAAATCCCCATTCACGTACTTGAGGTCCCATAAAAAATAGCGTGGTCGCTGGTTTCTCATCATCTAGTTCTAGCCAATGATACTCTTCAGCGCCACGCTTTATTACACTGCCTGGACCTTTCCATTCTCTAAGTGAACCAATCATTTTACCTTCGCTATTGAATAGCGGAGTATGTTCATAATACCCGCCCTTCAATACTACAGTCAAATATGGCCAAGGATGATCATGCATAATAGGATCATCACTACGTACAATCTTATGTAGAGTGACATTAAATGGGAACCATTTACGATCCTTAAGAAAGAGATAATACCTATGCATATAATCAGACCCTGTCCTGCGATCAGGGATCAGTCGATAACGACCTATCTTATCCATTATTTTGTGAAATAGTTTCATTTTGTTTTCGCAGGTAGAGAAAGGGGATTTTAGAGGATGACCCCGAACCTTGTCTAATCAATGATTAGACTGAAACGCCCTGACTTGAAAGGGCACGATAGCCAGCGGCAACAACCTGACGGCTGGGACGACCAAGGCGATACTTGGTGAAAGTCTCTCCACGGCTATTAGTACGCTTGTTAGCGTAAACTGCGAAACCAGCAAAACGAAGGCTGCTGATAGTTGCAGTAGGATTGGCAATCTCAAAGCGAGATGCAATCTGCTTGGCGGTGAGTTGCTCACCATTCTGAAGTGCCTCAAGGAGGCGAGTAGTCTTACTAACTGTCATAACATTTTTCCTCTTAGTTAAATCGTTATTCTCATAACGTACAAGCATTCTAACATTGTTCTTAGATACTATCAATACAAATTGGTCAACAACATGCATTTCAAATATCCAAAAACTTTAGTTTGAATGTCTCGGCACATTCCTCATAATTTATATAACCACGAGGATTGCACACGATACGGGTAGAACCAACCAAATAATCAAATGGGTCATGAGTATGTCCATGAGTCCAAAGTTTAATCTGTGGGTGATCCAAAATAAATTCACTTAGGTCACTACTATATGCACCATTCATTAAAGTATCATCTTTATATCGAGGATGTGTACTCATCTTAGTTGGTGCGTGGTGTCCTACAATGACAAATCTTTCATCAAATTTTCCTTCAATGACGGTACGGATGTAACCAACACTTTCACGATGCCGATGTGCTACCTGAGCAGGACGCAATCTAGTATAACCATGCTCATCATTTCTAATGATAACGAAATCATTCATCATACTAGATACTGCATGCAGAGTTAGTGGATCTCCCTTGTTCATGTCGGTCCATAACGTGCAACCAACAAAGGTAGTATCACCGATCTTACGGCAATCATTCTCCATAAAGTAAACATTAGGGAATTTATCGCATTCATTACGAAGGTCCTCAATGTTACCAATTGGCCACTTACCATGATAGAACTCATGGTTACCAGCAACATAGATAACATGAGGGAACGCTTCGCTACAACGCTTTAGAAAATCACGATACCGTAGTGCGCTTTCTTGCCTACGCCCTAAATTAACAGTAGTGTTAATGGGTTCGGGATGATCATGTAAATCCTGAGCAGTCATAATGTCGCCGCTGAGGATGAGGACCTCTGCACCCTCATCATTAACAAGGTTAATGTCTCCAAACTCTAAATGTAGATCCGACGCTAATGCAATTTTCATTTTACTTCCTTATGATATATCTTCTGACTTTCCATTTGGGTATTTTGAACTTGCAAATCTAACAACCAAAACACTAACTGCTAATACTAATGTTGTTGCACCTAATCCAACAATATCCCAAATATTACTAGGATGTGTTACTAGGTCAACTAAGTGTCTAGTCAATGCAGTAATAGCAATGTAGATTAGAAATCTTACTGGCATATGATTAGTCTTAAAGTAAATACCAACCATTGCCCCAATCTCTAGGTAAATAAACAACAATAATAGATCCTGTATGCTAGCATGATGCTTTTGAAATAGTTCAATAAATGTAAACCCTGCCGCATATACTGTGGCAGCACCAATACCAAACAATGCTAGTCTATGAAATAGACCAACTAAAAAATTGCCTACATTATCTAAATCATTCAGTTGTTTGTTCATTTCTTTTATCTCTATGCTCCTCGCACAATGTTGTAATCCATCCACCACCTTCTGTAGTACCTGGCTTACCACAAACCTCACATGTTACACCTGACATTGCTTCTGCCATAGATACAACACCATCTGTATAGTCATCTCCGCCATGTACATAAAATCTTAGTGTACCAAATTTTTCTTTAACTTGATCAGCCACTACTTGTGGAATAGCCTTATTAACTTCTCTAAACGTGGCTTTAACAATGTCCTCTTCTACATTACGTAGAGTCCATTCATTGGCCTTACCTCGATAACTATGATACTTGATAAGTGGTTCTTTGTTACCATCAAGTGCCTTTTTCAAAGCACGGTTAAACTTGATAGAGTTAGCACGTTGTTTTCTAGACCAATCAATATGACCTTGAATCAATGAACAGGCGTTATTAAGAATCTCATACCAACCATCGCCGCAGTCAAATCCCCAGCACATTGCTGTAGTACGCATATCACCATAACGATTAGCAAAAATCTTTGGATACTTCTTACAAAGTTCACTATCTAATTCTGGGCTCATAATTATTAACTTTCCATTTCATTTAACCACTCAACACGAAAATCATTTGGATCATCGACTAGCATATGGGGTTTTACTTCAGTCCACTTGCCATCAACTTTAATTTCTAGTTTAGTATTATACAACATTTCGTGGTCAATTTTACGTTCAATCTCATCCAATATACCCAAACGCTTCATTGCCTCTCTACGATTCCAACTTTGGAATTCTTTGCTCTCTGCCATTTTAACAAAGGCATCACGTTTGTTTTCATGCTGACTACGGCTTGCTTCACTATAGCCATGTGCTCCGCTAGGACGATGACTGCAATGCACAGCCGAACTCGTCTTGTTACGCTTCTGCCCGCCTGCCCCCGTACCCTTCGTGTAACTCCACTCGCAATCCTTTGCGGTCACGCTGAATAGTAGTTTCCTCTCCATCTTTGAATTTCCTCAATTCATCAGTACATTGCCTAATAGCACATTCAACTACATTCAATTGATATGTGGTGAATGCGCAATGCGTGGGCGAATGCGCTACAACCTCAATGCACTCATTTAATAGTGCATCAACAAATTTTTCAAAACTATTTGCGGGTAACCAACGCCCGCTTACGTCTGTTTCAAATCCTACTTCCTTAGCAATCTCTTGTATACGTTCATTCATGCTTATCCTTAAAGTTTCAGCGACTCCCATATCGCTGTCTTTTCCAAATCACTTTGGAACTCGGGGTAGACTTTATCTAAATGATTTTTATCTACTTCATTATAACCCCGTTTACGTTTTTTTGCAAACATTTCGGACGCATCGTAACTAGTACATGACACAATTTTTGTCTGTAACTTAGCACCGCGCCTACCCCAAAATGTAAGATACGTGTTAGAATGTATGGGCCAACCAACACCATCTGGCTTGTTGTCTACAAGGCAAATGATACCCCAAACTTTATCGTGCTTATCTTCTTTGCACCAACCTATATGTAAGAATTTCATAACCATTTCAATGCGAACATTGTTGCATCTTTACCTTCTTTAAAATAAAAATATGTTTTGTTATGCTGATAGACAACGTGCCAACGCCCTCTGAATGTGCCTAACTGCGCACCTAACCATACTTCTATCTCAGTAACAGAATCAGGCTTGTCTAACATCACTTTATATGGCCATACTTCTTTTTTAAGTTCTCTCATGCATATCTCAATATAAAAAATGATAAGTCTTTTTCACTTTCAAACTCAATGTAATCACATAGATAAGAACCTCTAAATCTGTACCTTGCATTATACTTTTTCAATTCACTTTGAAGCCTGCGCATAGGCACATCATATCCGGGCTTCATGTTTATCTCAGCAATAAAGTTGACCCAGTATTTTGGACAATCAGCCATCTTTGTCCCTAGATCAAACTTAGTCATGACCACCTTAACAAGAACCAAGCATACGCGGCTTCATCATCGAACTTGATAGTCTCACGACCATTACAATAAAAACGACCATCAAGATTCTTACCGCACCACGCAAGTATAGCATGCCAGGATGCACGACCATCATATTGATATATCATACATTGAACCCTGCACTACGCAATTCACGCAATGCATTATGACGATTTTTTGGATCAACATTCAACTTGATGGACGCACCGTTATCAAGGCTATCACATAAATCTTTGGCATCTTTAAGGCTGTAACCGCCCACACTACGTAATGCTTTAATACGCCAAACTTTATTAGCGTTAGGTACTGAACTATGAATGGTAACAATACCGTTATATTCACCTGTCAACATTGAAAAGAAAATTTGACCCTTAACATCGGGGTCAAGGACACTTGCGATGGTGTCCCAAAGTTTCATACCCTCATCAGTGCCATAGGCATCTGTAATGGTACGCATAAAGTTGATACCACTCTGAATGATTTCTTGTTTATGCTCGGCAGGAATCATATCAACCTCGGCGCATGCGAGAGATTTCCATAGCCTGCTCGTCATTGATAACAGGCACAGCATTGGACTTGTGCATAGTAGCAATACCCTTGATAAGCGTACCGGTATACTTGATACTTTCCTTCTTAGCACATGCATTGGGGTCACCCATAGTTACAAGGCTAGGGATGTGTTGCGTGTCACGGCGATAAGGAGTACCAGTGTCAGTAGGCAACTTGACGTTGCTAGACTTAGTTACCTTAGGACCGCGACCGTGTACGTAATCCACAAACTCATCAAACGACACAGGACGCATGCCGATACTTTTGAGGAACTTGTTGTGCTTGACATGACGTTCCTGCAGGTCGGCAATTTTAGCCTTAGTCATTTTGACAACAGGCTTGCGAGTATTGAGTGTGGAAATACCACGTATAAGATGCATTGTCATAATCGTATTATAACACAGAATTTAAATGTTTGCAAGTACCCCGAAACGTAAAGCCACTGCACGTGCAGGTCTTGTTGTCCGGATCCACAAAATACTTGTCACCTTTGCTACCGATGACCTCAATCAGATTGGACTTAATCTCAACCTTAAATGGGTTAGACTTAAGTGCAACAAACTTGCGACCACGCCGGTCAAGGCGCAATGGCTTGCTAAAGTAAAACGGCTTGCCCTTACCAAACTTGAGGTATGCGTGGGCAAAGTCACCATCCAATAGATAGACATGGTTGGGCTGTGAGTACTCAACATCCCAAACTGTAACCTCACGCATTGCCTGCATTATACTGTCTCCTCTAAAGACACAAGGGCCTCAGTCAACAAAACAAAATCACCACCATGATCGGACACAAACCAAGTAGCAACACCATCAACTTGACGCAGGATGTAGTCGAACTCCTCACCCTGAAAATTGGCCTTGTAGTCTGCAAAATCCTTAAAGTAGCGAGCCTCAATACCAGTCTCACCCCGGTCACGACCATAGAATGTAGTCATCTTGCCGTAAAGATTTTCATACTCATCCTTAGGCATAGTAGTGTCAAACTGACTAAAGGGATGTTTGGTGCCGATAATCTCACCCAAACTAGACACGGAGCCAAGGTCAATCAAGTCACGCAGGATGAAGGGATTAGTGTAGTTTTTTTGCAACAACACTCCGTTGTGTTCCAAATAACCATCCCAATGACAATATACCTGTCCAACAGTACCGTCAGCGAATTCAAGTGCAATAGTAGAGCGAGTAGCCATTTGTGAGTCCTTTAATTAACTGTCTATGTATGTATTATATACCCAAATCCATTTATTGTCAACCTTAATCGCCACTGTCAATTTCGTGGCTAGATCCACAATGCTTACAGGTGTAACGGGTAAGACAGCGGCCTACAGTAGCACTAGTGTACTCATGCTTACAGGGAGTTCCATCAGGTCGAAGGGGTACCTGACCAGTTGCACGACCGTACATGTGTTGACCACCGCAGTTGGTACAAGCCCTATGTGTCTTACCCTTGTTCCAACTGTACTTCAATTCATCGGTCGTTAATGGAACTTCCTTAGTACCATTACAAACTGGGCAAACTCCGTATTCCATATATGCTCCTAAAACTCTAGTGTATATGTGTATTATACGCCCAAATTGAATATTTGTCAAGCCTCAAAAAGGCTTTATAAATCAATGACTTACGTTCCAGCCACTTTGGTCTTTAGATACATAGTCTGCTAATAGTTTATTATTATAAACTAGTCTAGGATATAGGGATTTTCTAAGGTCTTTGATATCATCTACTGTTGGATACTTATTGTACATTTTCTTCAGTAATGATAGAACCCTCAATTGATATGTACCGGGGTGCGATTCATTATAACTATGACCATCTAGTACGTCATCAAATACATCAAAACCCAACTTACGCATTCTTTCAACATAACCTTTGCCACTTACAAATATAGGAAGTTGATGCCATGCAAATGCCTTAAAACCCTTTTCAGTGATACGTATTTCAGGATTATCAGGATCATTTGTTTCTAATACAACATTCATTAAACATCTAAAAAGTTTTTTACCGGGCGGTGAATGTACAGTATCAGTCCATGGTTGAAATCTATTATCTTCTTGACCTATACCAAACACATCTATAGTTATGGGAAGTTTATATGGTTTCAAAATATCTTTAATGGATTTATCAATTCCGCCGTTAAATCCAAAACTTACTAAGGCTCTATCTCCAAATAAATCTAAAATATCTTTAGTGTATAATGCTCTACTAAGTGATGGTCTATGCACAAGAGACAATACATGATAGTGAATATCGATGTTTTCCCAATCGATATTTTTAGATTCTAACTTGCTATACCAATGGTACCAATTACATACTCCTGATGTATAATCAGAAATTACTTCGTATCCATCTAATACATGTTTAGCATCAACGTTTAGAATTATTTTTACTTGATTTGGATTTAGTTTTAATTTTTTAATAATTCCTTTGGCGATGTTGATAGACATTTCACCTTCGCCAGTGCCGTCAATGATTAATTTTTCATCTGTTAATTTAATCTTTTCGCAGATATAATTTATTCTGTCAGTGAAACTAATTGTAGGCTTTCTTTTAGTTAAAGCCATACTTTCATGCATTAGATGAATAAGAATCTCTTTAGGCATCAATCACGTTTGTTAATTACCTTATCAGCAAGTCCGTAATCTACGGCTTCTTGTGCTGACATAAAGAAATCACGTTCCATATCATGTTGCAATTGCATGTATGTTCTGTTCTTTGTATTATGCTTGACATAAATTTCTGTCAATGATTTCTTCATTGCTAGAATTTCTTTAACTTGAATTTCCATATCAGTTGCTTGACCACGTGCGCCACCTGAAGGTTGGTGAATCATATGCCGTGCATGTGGTAGAATCAATCGTTTACCCTTAGCACCAGCCTGTGCAAGCAAACTGCCCATGCTACAAGCCTGACCCATAACAATTGTACTAACGTCAGGTTTAATGAATTGAATAGTGTCATAGATAGCCATACCAGCAGTCACACTACCGCCCGGGCTATTAATATAAAGACTGATATCCTTATCAGGGTTTTCACTTTCAAGGAACAATAACTGTGCGACAATCAAGTTTGCCATTTGGTCATGCACTTCGCCTTCAAGCAAAATTACACGGTCACGCAATAGGCGACTATAGATATCATAACTGCGCTCACCGCGACTTGTTTGTTCCAAAACGATAGGTACTAGACTCATAAAATTCCTCTACTGTAAAACTACATTATAACTAAATTTGTTATGTTTGTCACTAGATTATGGTAACTTTGGAAACACATTGACGTTTACGTAATTCAGTATATGGATCAAAGTGTTTGGACAATAAATCTGCGACCGGTATGTTGCCCGGTCTATTATGTGGGTGAGACAACGGTAACCCTTTACTATCAAAAAAATCTTTATTCTTTTCATAGTACTCTTTCATTTTTATTCTATTTGCTTTCCATGTCTCTTTTGATGTTCCAAAAAATCTAACAACAAAATCTGCGGTGTAGTGTACAAAGGGTTTGTATGCATCTTCACCGATATATTGATCGTTATCTGTAGCCAAATCTTCTAGTGTCTTTCCTATTTCCACATATAACAAATATATGGTACCGGGTTCGTAATAGTCAGTAAAATGATTGTAATCTTCTGCTTCCAACTTATCGTTACGATTCATACCAAACCAAGTAACAATGTGTCTAGGCATAATCCTTCTGCCTAATCCTTCTACAAAAGATTCGCAACGATGTACTTCAATGTTCAGTTGTGCCAATGCTTTTTGTACATACTCAGGAGCCCCAATATAGAAATCATGTGGCTGTCCTAACAATCCATGATATACTTCAAATATATGATGTAAAAAATTCAACGTGTCTTGGTCAACATTTTGATCTACACGCCGTTTTATAATAGGACTGTACTCGTCAATAATGTCACAACAACGATTGATTGCCTCTATTGCCTTAGTCTTTTCTGCTGTATAATCATCGAACCCATAGAAACGATTTGGTTGATCTATGTTATAATTCTCAATACAAGTAGCAACCTTGCTAGCCCATTTTTGTGCTATGTTTGTATTTCTTATTTTGTATTTTAATGTTATGGGTTCTACTGACCCGTTAAGACTGGAATACTCTATGTGTATTTCTTTATACATAGAGATATATATGATCTAAATTTTATTTACGCTTTTTTCTACCAACATCGCCTGGCTTAGGTGGCGATTGCATTTTCATGCGAGGTTCTGTGATATCCCTAGATACCTTCTCTAAGTCTTTTCTATCAGATACAGGACCTAAACTTGGCTTCTCTGCACCGCCCATTGATTCATCGGGTTCTGGCAGATTAGTCTTTGGATCTTCGTTAGATAACTTGAAACTAAAGCCGCCCTTAGTTGGATCTGTTGCTCCGCTCTTACTTTCAAGTGTAATCTTACCTTCAAGTTTTGCGGGCCATTGAGTAGCAAAACTCATTACGCCTGTTTTCTTATCTAAGTCTGCATACTGCTGAACAAAGTTCATATCAAGTATGTTTAATACAACTTGTTGGAATCCAGGTATGGCTTGCTTCTCGTTAACAGCCAACATCACTGCTTCTTTAACAACATAGACTAACTTACCACCATCGCTTGCGCCCTTACGTGATTTGACCTTGTTAGTTAATACATCGTACTGTGGCAATGCGATAGGTTTGCCTTTTTTGTATGCATCAATACTATCAGTAACCTCTCTGACTACTTTTGCTGGCCATGGTAAGAAAGGCTTAAACTCTTCTGGTATAGCATCAGGTACATATTGATTTATAAGATTCATTGCCTGAAATACTTGACTTACCGTTCTTGGACTTGGCAACGGATACTTAGGTGGTACACCCTTTTTCTTATCACCCGGATCCGCTAAATCAATAAACGCTACTGCAACTTTATAGTCAGGATTGTTTCTAATATCGTCTGGTATCTTAAGTCCACTTACACTTGGTGGCGCACCGCCACCAGAACCCTTGCTTGAAATGTTTACTTTGTGATTTGTCTTATCGTTACTAATACTTGCAAAACTATCTGCTAATTGACTGTTACTCTCAGCAGGAAAATACAATGTTAATGCGCTAGGGTCAGCACCCAACCATTCGATAAAGCCCTGCTTACGTGGGAAACGTGACTGACCATTAACCATAGCCAATACACCTAAGTACTCACCCGCATAGTCTAATATACTTGCACCAATTTTAGTTTTCACATATTCTTTTGGTATAACTGCAGGCTGACCGTTGAGTATTTGTTGTGCCATTTCAATTACAACTCTACCATATTCAGTAGATTGTAATGTTGAATTGTTGATGATTTCTGAACCTAAATCGTTTGCAGGTATATCTCTATCTGTTATACCAATTTGACTGGGCTTTAATAGTGCAGACTCTTTACCTAGTTCTTCACCTTCTTGGCCTGTACTTGCTTGACCACCAATATCGGCAGTCTTTAATAGTTGGCTAAGTGCGTATTCACCTTTGTCTGTTTGTAATTTAATAGTACCTTTGAACTGTTCATCTGCGAATAGTTCTTCCATTCTATCTGCTTCAGTAGGTTCTACTATAACAGGTTCTTTGTCTACGGTATAAAAAGGTACACCGTCACGTATTAATGAAACAAATTTCTCAAAACGACCGGGACGTTTAAGAATGGTACTGGCACTGAGTGTGCGGTCTTCCAGTAGGTTCTCTATTAAATTCAGTAAATCACGCATGATTTACTATTTATTCATTTTAAGTCTTAAACAGATTTTGATATCTGAACCACATGTTAGTACTGCCGGCTCTTTTAAGGGCTATTCCGTGTTTTGCTAACTTATCCCTAAATAAGAAAAATGTTGGGCCATGACTCATTATAGGAGGCATACCCCTTTTCATTCTCTTTTTGCTAATTACGTCCCATTGATATTGATGACACATTTCATGTGCTAGTGTAGCAATTAGCCATTGTTTACAGTACCACTTATCCTGTAAACGTATAATACACCCACTGCGATTACTATTCAAGTTAGGAACAAAGTGCTTGGCCTGACATAGACCCCAATATTCTCTACATCTTGCTAATATCTCAAACTCGGGTGTGGGCAGTTCATTATTGAATATTTCCTGATTTAATATTTTAAATAGGTATTTCACTTCACCCAAATCTGTTCTATATAGTAGACGTTTTTGCGCAGAGATGGTAGGGAGTTCCTGACTCATCATACGTTGAAGTCTTGATATTTTCATGATAGTATTTAGTATACTCAAAGAAATGGATATTGCTATATTTTGCGGGAAAAATACTAATATTCAGGGAAACAGTTAAATATTATTTTAAGGAGAAAAAACAATGGAAATCTTATTTGTAGGATTACTGGCTATTGCAGTATTAGCGGGAATTTGGTACTTTAACAGAAGTAAAGGATTTGACGCTAATAACGATGGTAAGGTAGACCTTAATGACGTTAAGCCCGTAGTTGAAAATACGGTTGAGGCTGTGAAGCAGGCCGCTGACGTTAATAAGGACGGAAAGGTTGATGCAGTTGATGTTAAAGAAGTAGCCGCTAAGGTTACTAAAAAGGTATCAAAGCCCAAGGCTCCCGCAAAGCCTAAAGCACCTGCAAAGCCTAAGGCCACTGGCAAGAAGCCCAAGATGACCGTAGTTAAATAAGGGTCACATGGAAATCGGTTTTGATGTTATCAGTGATTTAAATCTCTCTCCTGAAGAGAGTTTTAACTGGGAAGGAAAATCTACTAGTCTATACTGTATAGTAGCAGGCAATGTAAGTTCTGATTTAAGAACAGTACTTCAAACACTAGCACATCTTAGTAAACAATATCAAGGGGTATTTTATACACCAGGATCGTTAGAATATGAAGATTGTGATGACATTAATGCAAGGACACATGATATACTAAGTGTGTGTTCTAAAATTCACAACCTCGCCGTACTCCATCATAATGTTGTCATTATAGATGGGGTAGCCATTTTAGGAGCAAATGGTTGGGGTAAGGATTTATTGCAAGAGGATGATATGGCACATTCTCAAATCGATATGCATAGAATGGAAGATACTGCGTATCTTCACAAGTCATTAGAAAAATTACAACGTCACTTAGACGTAAAGAAAATATTAGTAGTGTCTAGCGCAGTTCCACATAGGAACTTATACTTTAATGAAGAGCCTGAGTTTATTAGTGGAATTTTACCACTAGTAGCATCGCTAGTATCTGATACTGAATCTAAAGTCAGTAACTGGGTGTTTGGTACACATGAAAAAATAGTTGATACTACTATTAATAATATCAACTATTGCAACAACCCTTATCTAAAAAGAAATCCTTATTGGGCTAAAAGAGTTACTGTAGAATTTTAACGTGATTCTGCTTCTACTTTAACTTGTAGAGGATAACCTTGCGCCCTTGCATCTAATGTTACCTCTATGCCTTTTTGTTCGGCAATTTCGTAGGGTAGGACAGCAACAACCGCGCTGCCTTCATCATGTATATTTTTAGTTATTGTTGATGCGGTATCAGGATTGTAGTTAAAATATTCAACAAGAGAATGAATAACGAACTCCATGCTTGTATGATCATCATTCATGTAAATGATTTTAAACAGAGGCGGCTCCTGTAATGTAAGATTGGGTTTAATTTTTTGTTTAATTTCTGTATTTGCGTTTGGCATGATTGGTACCCTTTTGAAAATGTCTGCGGCCATAATCGACCGCAGACACTATATGATATTATTTATTATAGGTAATTGCAACTTTCTTGGGCTTTTGCTCTTCAGGAATCTGACGTTCCAAATGAACAGTCAAGATACCATCACGAACTTCAGCACCAACTACCTCAACATGATCTGCAAGAGTCCATGTGCGGTAAAAGTTGCGGGCACTGATGCCACGATGTAGATATTCTACTGGCTTATCAAGTTCTTCAAGTGACTCGATTTTTTCGCCCTTAACACTAAGTTGATTCTTCTCAACGCTAATGTCAATATCACCCTCACGGAAACCTGCAACTGCTAATTCAATAGCAAATTTATCCTCACTATGTTTCACAACATTGTATGGTGGATAGTTAGTTGAGTTTGTCCCCGCAGTCTGACGCAATAGTTCATCGAACATTTGGTCAAAGCCAACTGCAAATTTGTGGATTGAGGGAATATCTAGGGAACGAAGGGTTAATGTGTTTGTCATGTTTATCTCCTTTATATTAAGCAAGACAATTAAAGTAGACCCGACCATCGGCATCTACTGTAGTATTTATTTTACTACAATTTCGCAAAAAAATATAATATTTTGGTTAAAATTGTTTTGGTGGAAGTTCTTGACTACGTAGATGTTTTTGCCAACGTTTTTTGGCTTGACTACGTTCTAGTTTGCGTTGGACAGACGGCTTTATATAGCATTGCCTTTTTTGCAATTCTAATAATAACCCTGATTCAGCAATTTTCTTTTTAAACTTTCTAAGTGCCTTTTCAACGTTATCGTCTTGTACTATTACTTTTCTGCCCTTCATGCTAGTGTTTTTGGATTAATAACCAAGTCCTGAGTAATATTTATCTCGGTTATCCCCTTTTTCTTGTACTGACTAATATGAAACATATGTGGCATTAGTACACGTTCAATCTCAGTCTGTAGACCTCTAGCACCAGTCTTAAGTTTAATGCAATTATCTGCTATTTGCTCAATTGCTTCTTTAGAAAACACTAGTGATATGTCATCTACACTAAACAAGTATTGATATTGTTCAATAAAGTTATTTTTTACTTCCGTAAGGACCTTTATAAGTTGGTCTTTATCCAAATCTGTGAGCCCAATTGTAGTAGTAAAACGTCCTATAAATTCGGGAATCATACCAAATCTAGTTAGGTCATCTGGGGTGAGTTTGTCTAACCCACTGCCATCCTGACTAGATTTAACGTCGGCACTGAAACCAATATTACTACCCTTTAACCTAGACTTGATTACATCGGCCAACCCCACAAATGCGCCTCCAGCAATGAATAATATGTTCTTAGTGTCTACCTCTGTCATTTCTGACCCAGGGTGCTTACGATTACCCATTGGAGGAACACGACACTTTGTACCTTCCACCAACTTCAATAATGCTTGTTGAACACCCTCACCACTTACGTCACGTGTAATGCTAGTATGTTCACTTTTACGTGCGATTTTATCAACTTCGTCAATGAAAACAATACCACGCTCTGCAAGTTTAATGTCGTTCTTAGCGGCGGCTAATAGCATACTAATCATACTTTCTACGTCATCACCGACATATCCTGCTTCAGTGAGTGATGTAGCATCCGCTACAACGAAAGGCACATTTAAATATTTGGCTACTGACTTAGCCAACAGTGTTTTACCACTACCAGTGGGACCAACCAACAATACATTACCTTTATTGATTTCTAACCCGTTCTTTGGTGGATTAGTTATGCGTTTGTAATGGTTAGCGATTGCCACGCTTAGTACACGTTTAGCATCGTCTTGACCTATTACATGTTGATCAAGATGTTCCTTAATTGTATAAGCATCAAAAGACTGTGTTTCTTCTTCAGGTTTCTCAATAGTAGTATCGTCTACAATTAACTGGTTGCATAAATCAATGCAATCACTACAAATTGCTACACTATCACTTACTATAAGTTTTTTAACAGCATCCTTATGATTATTACAAAATGAACAATGTGAAATTTTCGAATCAGCCATAGTATTACTTATCTTTATAAATTATATATTACAGTTTTCGTGTGCAACTAATTCTAACTTAATAGAGTATAATCCCTTAAGTATACTGTCAGATACGTTATTGGGTAAAGGAACATTAACGCTGTATTTTTCTTGTACAGACCCAAACAATTTTATTTTATGTGGATCGCCCAATGCATAGAATGAACGCTGATGACCAGATAAAAATCTGGGATAAAAGCATTGATCCATCATAACTTGATTGTTTAGATTTTTAAGCAATAACTTAACACGCACCTCTCTATTGCCTTGCATGTGGTTACGTATATCATTGATATGTGTTAAGTCATTAAGTTTATATTTGTCACTACTTACTGCAAAGAAGTGGGGTATAGGTTGAACACTGACGTTACCGGGTGTTTTCTTAAAGAAGCCTGCATTACTATCAATGTTATTCATTAGTTCATTAAATGCATTAATGAAATTCTGATTCCATGACATAACATATGGGATTACCAGTGATAAATTTCTGTTATGATCTACCTTTAGTTGGTAGGGTAGTTGCTCAATATTATATGCACGACTAGGATAATGTCGCATAACAGCCCATACTAAACTATCACTTTTACCACGCTCTTCTAAATATGTTTGATGTTGTGCGGCATGTCTATGATTTTCAAATACAGTGATATTGTTTGGTTTAGATAGTAATAAGTCTGATAACTTGCTACTAGAAATCCAAACATCAACTACTAATTGAACTCTATCGCCGTAGTCCGTTACACTAACAACCTTAAACTTATCAACATACCCTGCACTATAGGCTAGAATATTATTACGAACAAGTTTTAGATTTTCTTGCTCACGTTCAGAGACAACTACTGTTCCAATCTTATATTCTATAGCCTCACGAAAGGCATTATATTTTGCCTCTTCATAAGTTTTACCACTAGACGTTACATTGATTGGATTAGCAAAACACCATAATGGAAATAATAGAATAGCAAGAAAAGTAAATTTCATTTTACTTTCCTGAAATCAGATTACGAACCTTCCCCAAATCTTCTGAATCATACCGATTCCAAGCAACCGTACAAGAAATAGTTTTGCCGTCTACCACTTTAGTATCAGCAATTTTAAATCCTACCAAACGCCCTTGTGCATTTGTAGTCACAGTACGCACGGTATCGATATCAGTATTAACTAACGCCTCTAGAATACTAAAATTCGTATCCTTGTCAGCATCAGTAGCAGACATTCCTACTTCATCGCCCTTCTCAGTGCGTGACTTGACACGATCCTTTTGATTTTCATTCTGACGGCTACGCATACGTGAGGAACGTGAATCAGTTACATTGTCACCGAATACATAACTTACAACATTAGCACGTGCATTATCACATGCCTGCAATGTAACAGTCTTTTGAATCAGTCGGCTAGCACCGATACTTGGTTGCACACCTACAGCCTCAATTGAATCGATATTGCACTTTTTGCTATTCCAAAGCCAACCACATGACTTAGTAATCTTAATGGTTTCTCCGGGAACATTAGTTTTGAATGACTGTGATTCAATACTGGGGACTTCGCCTTTACTAGGGCCCTGACTAGCACATCCAGCCAAAACAGCAGTAGCAACAGCGACACTTAACACTCGACACTTCATAAAACCTCCAAAGGTTTGTTTACAATAATAGTAGTATATTATAGTTGGGATTAAAGATCAAGACTTTTGGGTACGTAGATATTCTTCAATAAGGGCACGTTCATTATCGGATAATAATTCAACGTCATATGTACCCTTATCTATCTCGCTGACCAAATATTGGATATAAGATTCATCGTATAGATACGAATTAGATGTTTCCTTTTGTATCTCTATCCATTTGTTTCCGTCAAATTTAAATACCTTGTTTGGTAATATATCAACTCTTACGAAAACGTCACCTTTGTTAGCCATTTTTGGGAAAGTAGGACCAAAGTTAGTATTGACTTGTTGTGCATTATCTGCCATTAATGCAAATTGTGGGTAAAGAGAAGTGAATGCGTCCTTGTGCATTGACTTACCCTCGTACACTACATAACCACCTTCAACATCCTTATAAGGTTTTTCTTTAGTAACACCCTCAGTGGTTATCTCTTTGGATTCGTCAACAATTGGTTCTGCAATCTCTTCTACTACAGGTTCTTCTTTTAGTTCTTCTTGTTTAGGTTCTTCAGCAATTTCGGGTCTGTAAACCTGAGGGGGGACCTTACCCCAACCCTCTGGAAATTTGAATCCTTGTGTAAGATAAGGAAACTTTTCTAGCAAGGACTTTTCGGGTTCATCTGGCTTAGGCTCATCTGGAACAACTTCGTCCACCACTGTGTCAGGTCGATCTGGTTGTTCGTCATTTCCTTCACTATTACTATGTTCATTATCATTATTATTATCGGTAGTGGCATTTTCGTTCTCCCAACGTCTGCTTGTATTTGCGGCAATAACTAACGTTAGTGCCAATGGGTCAAATACTAGAACGATAAGGATAATAACCCAACGTACTGCACGTTCTAATAAATTAGCATCTGGATTGTCGCCATAAATCAATGCGGCAATGTATTTGATAGGACCTACTTCTGCTTCGATCTTACGATTCTCTGCGGCAATAGGCGCACGTTCTTCGTTTAATTTAGCGATTTCTTTTTGTGCTTCACCGATCTCTTTTTGTAGTTGTGTTCTTTCTCTTGCCTGTTGTCTGCGAATCTGAACAGCACGTTCTGCACCCTGCTCACTGTCACCGCGTGAAAGTCTAGCATCAACTTGAGCATCCATTTGTTGTAATGCTTTACGTGCTATTTCAATGTTATCACGCTGGGTTTTGATCTTTTCATCGTATAGTGAAAGTTTGGCTTGACTGTCTCCTGACACTATTCCTTGATCCATGTGAGCCTTTGACAAGAAGCCAAAGATACCCATACTTGTTAATAGTGCTAGTGCTATTACTGCCGGCACTAAGTAAAGTTTTAGTTGCCAATTAATGCGATCCCAGTATCTATGTAGCCATACAGTAGTGACTACTTTAGCAAATTCTAATGCGCCGCCCATAATGACAATGGGTATAACAGCCGCGGCGAAAATGGCAACAAGGCCCAGTATACTATACCAGGCCGCAATACCACTTAAAGATAGTGCTGTAACTAAAACTAAGTTCGATAATGTAAATATTTTTCCAAAAGGCATCTATATATTTAGTCTCCTATAGTCTTAAATATGTTAATACTTTAATTCACCATGTAATTTAATTGTGTTTCTACCCTTTTAATTAAATCGGGATACTTTTCATTAAAGTTACTATTTTTAGACCATTCTTTATGAAACTTTTCTAGTCCATGTACTTCTGCGTTATACCATAACATATGTACTTTTTTGGCAGACTCGTACACGTTTGTAAAATTAAATAATGATACTATACTGTTATATAGTACGGGGTCTAATTCTTTAGATATCAGTGAAGTACAATCTAATATCTTTTTGTTAGTAGATTCGTTAATACTTTTTAAACCCTGATTATGTGAAGTTACATTCTCATAAAACAGGTTTTTAGAGCCTTGTGTAATCTCAGGCCATGCATGTATCATTCTATTAAACAATAGGTCAGTATTATCTATTCGTACAAATAAAGTCAAATCTTCAGGTTGATCGTTTTTGAAATTGTGACCTATAACTAATTTGTTACTAGAATTATAATCAGTAGGTGTTCTTAAAAACGCATTAGGATCAGATAATGATTTCCATGGCCAATCATGTCTAGTTTCTACTTGTGAGAAATTTTTCCAATCTCTTGACTTATTGTATACTTGAGTTGCAATCGTCCACAGTTTTTCTTTTAAAGTTAGGTGTTGAAAACTATCATCTAAGAATAGCATCCACCTAATTAAATTTCCGCATCCTCCATATGGATATATTATTCTGTTCGAAAAACTCATGCAGATATAGAATCGAATGGATCAGAGGGCCCTTCTGTTGGGGTAGAAATACCAAATAGGTGCCCATAGTTGTTTTGAAAGTCTATAGCATTGAATACAAGTTTTCTAGGTATTCCAGGTCCTTGCTGAATATGCACAGTTATTAGTGTATCCATAGGATCTTCACTACGATATTTTACCTGTATTACTTCAATGCTGTCACCATCTTCAAACGTGAATTTTTTACCTACTATGTCATTAAGCATTATCATCGTCCTCAAACATGGCATCAATTTCAGCCATGCGTTTCTGCTGTGCTTCTTCCTCTACCTTACCATGCTCGGTCAATTCAGTATCGCTCTCGCACATAGGACAAACTTTCTTTGGCTTATCGTATGAGTTTCCTTCACTATCTTCCCACTGATAGTCAGCATCATAACTTTGACCTGTCCACTTACACGTTGTACATTTGTGTGTAGGTTCAGGTGGTGTATTATCTACCCAACTAGATTCATCGCCCAGTTCGTATGTAATTTCGTAACCACCTTTGCGGTCAGTCCACCAATCATCGTACTGACGTTCCCATTCAAGTTCAACGTCATTATTATATGCCTCTTCAACTACCTCGTCAACGGACACTTCGCCATTTTCGATCTGTGTCAATAGATTAGCAATCTCATCTTCATCCATATCTGGATAAATTTCTGACAATAAATCTACGTCTAATTCAAGTGCAAACTGACTATCTACGCTATGCCATTCATGTTTTACAAGTGTTACCATTTTATTTTTCCTTTGGTTTATACCATTCATTATCAACACGTGACAATGCATCTCCTAAGTCTCTAGGATATACCACAGCATTATCATCTAATACATCATGGTTGATAGTTAATTCTTTTACTTCACTAAAAAATCTTTGCAGTTTTTGAAAGAGTAATGCATCCTCATTACTAATGACTGTAAAGTTGCCACTCATTTTATCATACCCTCTTTAATAGATTTAATAAACTCAACGGTCTTATCATGCGGATAAATGTTTCTACCTAAATTGGCAAATCTACATGTTATCACAATATTGTCGGGAGTATAATCACCTGATTCAATGATTTTATCAACAGAAGGAGCACCTGGATGTTTAGGATACCATTCAGGATGATCCTTGTATAGTAAACCAAAGTCAATTGGAATCTTAAACCAATAACAAACTTTACCTTGCTTTTCCCATTGTGCTTCTAAATCTGCCGCAGTAATAAGGACTTTAGCCGGCTTCCATTCTTTAGAATATTTGCCGGCTGCGCCTCCAACTGAAGAACCAGTTTTTTCCATTCTTCTACGATTAGTAGAAGAATTAATTGTCCAACTACCATCTGGCTTTTGATAGATGCCATTCATTTTGCACATACCCAAAAGGGCATCAAATGGATTTCTTTTACGTTTCGTCATTTATCATCTCTAAACCTTACAAAGCGAGGGAAACGCAAACTATAAGTACCATCTTGGTTCTGTGTGATTATGTCACAAAGAATCTCGGCAGTACGACCAACAACACTATTGCTATTAGCCCAGTAATCATCACGATCACCATCGCTAAATCCGCTACCTACATTAACACGGATTTCTTTGCCGTCATCAACACCCTCACATACAAGAGCGCCAAGTCGTCCAGCATTACGACCTGTACCTTCTTCAAGTGCAATCACAGTCAAGTCAACTGTAATAGTAGGCTTCCACTTCATCCAAAATGTATTACGCTTACATTCATAAGGTGCATCAACATCCTTAATCATAATGCCCTCAAACCCTGCATTAACCTGATCCTTAGCATAACGCATTAGTTGGTCACGCCCCTCAGCATAATCAAGGTCAACCATAAGATGAGGCAGTAGTTCAACATTAGGCATGTTCTCAATTACACTACGCATTGATTCAAGTGCATCAATACGTTTACTCAATTGAGCGTTCCAATGTCCTCGACGGAAATCATGTAATGGAATAATATCAAAGATATTAAACACACTATCAGTAGCCTGAACATTTTCCTTACGGCGAGCCTGTCGCATAAGTTCTTGGAATGTATTACCAATCACTTCACCATCAAGCACAAAACCATTGCTAAGTTGTTTAGCAATTTTAGTTTTGCGAACCATCTTAAGCCAGTTATCACGAACCTGCTCTTCAATGTGAGTAAAGTTTTCAAACAGTTTGCCGTTACGGCTAAGGCTCATAACTGTGACTTCACCGCTATCAGCGGGGATAACAGTCATCAATACACGCACACCATCTAGTTTAGGCTCAAGGCGTTTAATACCCTTCATCTCAGGGCGGTTCTCGCTATTGGTTGCAAGTTGACAACCAAAGATAGGAATCTCGTAATCAGTTTTCTTACAGATTTTATTGATAGTCTTATCACTAATACCGGCTCGCATATCGCGGCGCAGTACTGGAGCAAGGAATGTGTTCCACTCAACACTATCAAAACGTAGTGAGATTTCTTCGATAGCCTCACGTGCGGCATTACCAGTCAAGCCACGCTGACCAAGTTCACGTAGCAAGTCATCAAATTCATCCCAAGGATTTTCACTTTCTACTTCCATGCCATCATCAAATTCACGATTAGGAACTTGCTTGACACCAAACGTTACATAAGGATTATAACACACCTTGAGTAGTGTGAGGAAACGATGGGCGTTACTGCTACCTAGTGTAGCAGCCTCAAGTGCCTGTCGAATAACATCTTCCTTGTGAAGGCGACTGTCACTCTCATTAAGTTTAGCAATCCAACTTGCGCTCATATAATCCTCATTTAAAGGGCCACGCACTATTAGTATCTAGTTTGGGCCGGGGTTTCAATTCAATATTTTCTTCAATGACGTTATTATAATCGTCCTCGTCAATAATGTCAACCTTGAAAGGACCCAAAATTTCAATATAGTCCTCTTCAATTAACCAATCACTAAAGTCATACAACCAGGCTGCTCCGCATCGCATATCGGGATCTTCCGGATCACCATTACACCAATGCTCTTCGATAGTAGCCTTTTCTTCATCAGTAAAGGTATCATCAAATTCAAAATCAATGCTAATGCCGTCATCTAGTTCAGCACCCCAGCCAATATTGGGATTACATATGATCCATTTATCTTCTATATGGATAGGCTCGTCAATTTCGCGGAAACCCTGTCCCCAACGATATAGTTCACGCACTACGAAACCGCGAACATCACCTCGTTCATCGACCTTGTAAACGTCATAGACGGCAGTAATAGATTTTTTATCTACTGGTGTAATGCGATATAGTTTAGCCATAGTTACCAACTTGAATTATAAAATACTTTGCGACCTAAAAACAATTCTGTCTTTGCGTTTACGCAAAATTCTAGGTCATGTTCATGGTAGTAATCATCACTTGGATTACCAAAAAAGAATCCAGTAGTATTTAATTTGGACACTTGACCTGACTTGATATCTTTTTCAAGCCTGTCAATGTCATCCCAAGTTAGTTCAACCTCGATACCGTTAAAACTAACATCATACTCTTTATCTTGTCCTACACCAAACAAGCCAGGTCGACCCTTCTCTTCCCAAAGACGTTCCATCCAACCTTGCAAGTTAGGATGCTTACGCCAATAACTAATCTCTTGATGGTTATTCCAATCTTCGCCTGCCTTGCTGGCAACATATGCGTATTGATCAAGTCCCATTTTATTTTGCCTGTTCTGTTGCTACTTCTTTAACCTTGTCTACACCTCGATCCAACATCCTAGCGACACCGCTGAAGCCGATTGTGGCAATCACAATACCAAACAATGTACCTAGTAGAAAATTCCTCATGATTGTTTGATCCTTTCTATAATCTCACATGCAATATCAGTATCCATATGTGTGTCAAAGTGAGCAGCCATCATCAGATGAAATACAACGTGAGCATCCTTGCCATAAATGCTGATGATCTTTTTGACCTCAACAGTATCCTTTGCTTCCCAAAGAAGGTCGGCAATATGATGTTGCAATTTGTTTGCTAGTTGAAGTTCCATATTAGTAGTCCGCAATGATGTTACCATCGTTATCAATATGAACAAACACCTTACAGAAAGTTAGGCCCTGTCCTTCGAGGTCTGGATCCTGATAACCAATTTGATAGCAAAATTGTCCTGCATTTGTAATGCCAACAAATTCACTTTTGATTACAGTATCCTTAGGATAATTTTTACGCAAAAGTTCCTCAAGTGTAATAGAATTCAGAAAGGAACATTTGCGAATGGTGTCTACACTAATCATTAGATTACCTTCACACGATTGAGTTGGGTGATGTTCTCGCCATGACGCTTAACAGTACCTTCGGCAATGATCAACTTGCCAGCATCGATACCATTACGGTAACTGAAAAACACAGCCTGATCGTCAGTGGTCACTCCGCTGACAAAGTAAACGCCATACTGTTGGCTGTAGTTGCTACGCACAACCTCAACATTAACCTTGACCTTCTGACCTACACGACCAACAAGCCCACCACTGGCAGTTTCAAGTTTACGATTGATTGTGTCACGTTTAACGGCACGTTCATAGCATGAAGGCAGACTTGCGATCACTGCAACATCGTAGGTGCTTTCAATAACATCACGATTGGCAATCACCATTGCGGTGTTGTCAAAATCGTTCAACTTCTTGCCTTGCAGGATCTTGAATGTCAGACCCTTGTAATACGTGCGAACAAGTTCACCTTGCTCACGGTCAGCCTCAGTAATGAGGTCAGTGTTGGCAATGAAGTTATCCATGATCTGCCGATTAGTCTCGGTGTTCTTACCTTCCTCAACAATCTTAAGATAAGCACCATTGATACGCTGAGCCGCACATGCCGCGGCCCATACATCGGTTGCTTGAAGATTGATTACGGGGCGTTGATAGCGAGCCATTTATTTCTCCGTTGTTTCAGACTATACCGATATTATATGACAATTTGGATTTATTGTCAAGCCACAAACCGATCATAACTACGGATCGGACTATACTTGTTAGTATGCTTTTCCTTATACTGTACGGTCTCGCCCTTAAGTGCCAGTGCCGTAACCAACGTAGACAGGTCGCAATCTTCCTCAAGGTAAACTGTCTGACCCTTTTGGTAACTGAAGGCTGTAATCTTATCAGCAATACCAAGTTGGTCAAGAACCTTGCGCTTAACCGCACCCCAGCCATGTCCGGGGTCGGCGTAGAATTTAATTACAAAAGCCATTATCGGGCCTCCATCACGAATTCAAACAAAATCCACTTAGCACGGTTAAGTGCCTGGCGTGCATCCTCTGCACGATTGAAATCGACCTCACCATATTCGGTGTTGATCATTTCCTGTGCATCACTCATCAGGCTAGCAGCCATCATAGCAGGACCGCTAAAACGAAACGTAAGGCTTTGTTCAACTGCCTCACGCATTTGAGCCTCGGTGCATCCGTACATACGGACTTCACGCTTTTGTTGCTCGGTCATTTGTGCATATAGTGTAGTCATATTTGCTCCGTTAATTAACTTTCAATACATGTATTATACGCCCAAATCCATTTATTGTCAAGCCTTTAATCCACTGTTTTTAGCAGAAAAAAGGCTTGACAAATCAACAACTTACGCTACCTGCCAGACTTCTTCTTCCTCAGTGACAACGGATTCGGAGCCGTCATACTCACTTACACGGAAGCGCATGCCTTTTGGTACCCAAGCCAATCGCAACTGGTGCGCACCACCCAAATACACGCCTTCACCGTAGTTGGATGCTACGTAGGCCTCAATTTGGTCATGCTGGTCAGTCTCAACCAATTGCACGATCACCGGGTCAAAAAGCAACTCCGGATGCTCTGGGTTCCAAGTAAACCAACCGGCACCAAAGTCCGGGGAATACAATACGGCTACAAAGCCGTCACGTTCTACTTTATCCATAAATCACCTCAAACTAAATCAACTTGTACATCAACAAAAACCTCTTCGCCTTTGCCGTTGTACACTTTCATGCGAGTACCAAAACCTGTAGGGCGCTGACCTTCGGGAAGATGCTGGTCACAGCCAAGCGAAACCAAAGCACTAGTCACCGCAACTCGCTGGTCATGAAACGCCATATCAAACGCACCCTTGACCGTAGTATAGAAACCAACGCCGTTGCAAATCACACGGATTTTACGGCTATTGTCAAGACCAGTGATATATCGCTTAGTACGCATTTCCAACTCCTGTTTATCAGTTTCAATACTACGTATTATATACCCAAATCCATTTATTGTCAAGCCTTACTTGACTAGACGGAATTTGGGTTTACGGTGTAGCGGAATTACAACACATGGGGGGCGGTCGATTTCCTGACTTAGTTTAGTTAGGTCCTTACCTAAACCCTGTAGTAATTCTACAACATATGCCTTACGATGGTCACTCTGTTCGAGGAACCAACTGCGCAAGCCCTCAGGACCACTCTCAATAAGAGTAGTCATAAGAAACTTGGTGTTGTGTGCGTCACGTTCTATAGTATCCATAATGTATATATTACAGTAGTTTGGATTAAATGTCAAGGCCTTTTAAACCATTGTTTTACAACGGATTCTGCTGGCTTACCACGTATGCTTTGACTGAGATTGGGGAAGCCCTCACTATCCTCTTTTATGCCATATTGTGTTTGTACGAACCCTGTGCTGGGCTTCAGTGTGTCAGTATGCCAATACGATGTGTGAAAATTTACACCATCAACTTTAAAGTAAGATTGAGATTTGATAGCCTTAAGTATTCCGTCGATTCCAATGGCTTGGACACTAAAATCTGTAACGTAGGTTGTTTGAATACAGTCAACCTTCTTACCATCTGTAGTTGTACCCGGCAAACAAAATCCATCTTCAACCCAACCTTCTTTGAAATACTTGTCTCGACTCTGTACTGCAATTTCAAATATAATGGGAACTTCTTTCCCTGAGCGAGTAGATGTACAATAATTATGTGATGGCCAAATACAATTTATGTCTTGGTAATACCTATAGATTTCTTTTGATACAACATTCATCACAGTGTCAGAATTAAAATTAATCATTTCACTATCAGACAATCTAGGCATAATAGAAACATGTAATGCGTCAATCCTATCAATAATTCGATAATCATGCCAAGGCATAGTACCTTGACCCCAGGTTATCTTTCCTTTAAATACCTTACGCATGTCATCAATGATACTTACAATTTCTTGCACGTACATTTCTTGCATTACAGGATCGTGTAAGTTACCGATGTTCATTGCATTCCAATCTGCGTTAATACCTGCAACGCCAACAGATTCTCCGAACTTTGCAATATTTACAATATTCTTATGATGCGATTCTAATATTGTGGCCCATAGTTTCTTATCAACTACTTGACCCAATTGCAACAAAAAGTTATTTTTATCGTCAATGATATTAAGTTGCCAAGCCAAATAAACTTTAATATTTCTTTTCTTTGCTTCAGTAACGATATACTCCATCAATTGATATGAGTGGCTGAGGTTCTCAGGCTTTTGCACCCAGTATGAAAGATTGGGGTCAACTGTCCAACTTCCACCGATGTATAACCAAACATGGTCGACACCTAAAGACTGTAATCTATCAAGTGATTCTTTATATAATATCTTCGTGTAGTCGGTACCCGTGCATGCATTGGATGTTGTAGAAAAAACAGTCCAATGATTAGCCGATATCGGAGTGTAATCTTTCAATCCTACACTACGATTGATAGAGTTAGGCAGAGTATTGCTAACTGTTGGTATTGTGTATGCGCCCTTGAAAGAATCGGGGTAGGTATTATCTGTATGAGGGTTTACACAAGCAGGTTGTTGTACTACTGGAGTTGGAGTAACTGATGCTACTGCAACCGTTGGGGTTGGACTGCTAGTACCACCACCTCCACATCCTGCAATGATTGCTGCCAGTAGGGCAATTGAAAACTTTTTCATAACTGTCTGTCTATGTTACCAAAGATAGACTATCTTAACACATATAGTTTTAAATTGCAAAATAAAAATGCCCGAAACTAGTCCGGGCATTTATTAGACGTAAGTTATTGATTTACTTGTTTTTATTAACACCGTTAACAAAAGCATACATCTTTTCAGCAGTTTCCAAAACTTTATCAAGTCCTGGAAACTCTGGCATTCCAACAGTATTAACCAGTTGGCCAGTCTTTTCATCACGTTTGGCACTAAGTTCCCAACCCTGCCACTTGTAAGTGTATTCGGCGTGAACCATGTCTTTTGCCATGTGTAAAATGTCTGTACGGATTTCATAACCGTTCTTATTGAATTTTACTTCTGGTGTGTTTGGTAACTTCATCTCACTCATAATTTTCTCCTTGTGTGTATGTGTGAATTAGGACTTTTTATTAGTCTGGGTAGTCCATGCATCCCAGCCTGCTCTAAACCAATCAATACTGTATGGATTAAAGATTTTTTCAACTTTTGTTTCCATGATTTCACGACCGCATGTAGTCATAACCGTAGTACCGGTTTTGATTGAGGTGTGAAGAAACTCAGTTTGTGAATCTACATATTGTGTCCAAGCCCTTGACAAGTCTGGATTAGTAATGTATTTGTTAATAAACTGTTTCTTTCCGTTTTGGATAGAGTCTATCATTAGTTCTGGTATATTAAACATATGGTTTCCTTTTAGTCTTTCATTACTTTACGTGCTGCCTCTATATTTCCCATGCGGGTATAATAACTGGCAGCGCGGGCCTTGCCAAAACTTTCGCCTATGACAAATAAAAATTTTAAAAATGCTTTCATATAATGCTCCCCGAAGATATTCTATGTTCGAATTCTTTGGTGTAGTGTTCTACATCTGCGGCATTTTGCGGTCTGCGACTAGAAATATAACGATCCAGCTCGCTTTGATAATGCGCTTGGGGGAACATCTCTGCTAGGCGTTCTAGAAGTCCTAGCATGAAATCTGAGATTAGTTTCATATAAATCCTTTCTGTATGTGTGTAATTTTATTTATGCCTATACCAGCATAAAAATAGAAAAGTGGGGAATTAACCCCACTTTTCTTGATACTTCCTTAGTGCTAACTGTCTAGCCAACCAAAGTCTAAACTTGACATAATCACTAAGTTCATCCTTATCCTCGTCATCTAAGTCTCTAACTCTTCTAGGTACATTTGGTATTCTATATCCACTTAGAATACTCTCATCATCGATATAGAACCAATATGGACTATCAGTAAGAAAGAGACTTATTCTACTTGGATTACTTCTTAGCAGCTTCGGCTTTTTTATCCTCGGCTTTAGCAGCAGGCTTGGCTGCTTCGCTTTTTGCAGGCTCTGCCTTTTTCTCAGCAGGCTTGGCTGCTGGTGTAGCAGGTGCGGGTGCAGCCGCGGCAGGCTTGGCTTCAGCCTTCTTTTCTTCTTTCTTAGCAGGTTCTGCGGCGAAAGCGGTTACTGCGAAAAGTCCAGAGATCAATGTTGCGATAAGTTTCATTTAAGTTTCCTTTTTAAAAGTACACAGAACGAAATTGTTGCTGTGTATATATAATAACGCATGAGACTAACTATGCGTTGACAACTATTTTAGCCTCCTCGCCCACTTCTGCGAACTACACTAGCACCACCAAAGCCTTTTGTATTTGGTTTAGGTCCTTTGGTTTGTTTGTTGTTATTGAATGGGTTATTATTCTTTTTGGCTGTGTTAGCCATATTAATAAATGGGTTTTTACTTTTCTTTTCTTCAGTCATTTTTTCACCTTTATTGAATTTAAGTATTCTTGTAGACTTCCATATAGGTTCATCAACATAGAAATTTTGCTATCATATAATCTGATATAAAATGTTTTTGACTTGTCCTTTTTATTTACGCCGAGGTAATAAGGACAACTAATTTTTTTGTTTAGTTCAAGTACAAAGTTATGATAACTTTGACCTTCTTGTTTGAATTCATGGTCATAGAATTCAATATCTGCTAATTGAAATGCGGAGACGCCTTCGTCTGTTAAACGAAGGCCGTCTTGTCTGCCTGTGAACCACCATTTAAATATTACATCGTCAATGGGTAGTTCGTGGTAAATTCTATGTGACTTAGGAATCTCAGCCAGTATTGCTTCGGTAATTTTTTGTTTTACTGTTTTACGAACGGTCATCGGGGTATACAGTTCTACCCGAGTTCATAAAGACAACCGTAAACTTGTCTGTTTTGAATTGTGCATTAAGTTTACGGCAAAGATTTCTTGCATGACCCGGATTGCTGAAACTGGTCTTTTTATATTTTGGTGCCGCTTCGTTGGCTAGATAATGCTGGCTCTTTAGGTTAATAGGCTGGTCATCATAGAACACGGCCCAAATGCCACTAGCCTCTACGATCTGGTCGCATTTGTATGTGGCTTTATCCACATGTTCTAAAATAATTTTTGGTTGTGTTCTACTCACTTAAATGATCCGCCTTTAATTTGAATATCTATAACTGGTTCAGGTTTAGATTTTTCCTTTTCATACAAATCAGACAGTAATTTAGCAATGTCATCACGTAGACCTCTTGCTTCATCTATTGGAATAACAATGTCTTTAGTCTTTTTACTCTCCGCTACTGACATTTTATCCAAGAAACGTCTTACATGTATCATAAGATATTTATCTGATTTTTTGCTTCATCCTCAGTTTTATAGGGTCCTCTATACGGGTAACGCTGGATAAAGATGTATTTTGGACAAAAACTGACTTGTTCCGTGCCATTTTGGTTCAAAATGTACCATCCGGCTGCATGATAACATTTACTCTTTTTAGACTTGGTAAATAGATGTAGTTTTCGCTTAATGTCGAAAATGCTATTATATGTCTTTGAAGTAGTAGGAAACTCTGGGTAGGGCAATTCAGCCTTAGTCTTATTAGACTTCATGGGCTGAAAACGTATGTTTACCCTACGCTGAATATCCTGAGTATTGTTAAAATGTGTCAAGTTTCCGTTAAGTTTAACTTCGTATCCTGACCCATCTGCAATAACATTTCCTACTTTTCTGTCTCCGTCTGTTACGACCCAATATTGATTCTTAATGATTGGTTTAGCAATTAATGTAGTTGACATTTGCCCTCCGTTGTTTATTTAGTGTCATTTTCTTTAGTAAGTTTGGCGACCAATAGGAAATGGTCAAATGCTTTTTTGACAGCAGGATTAGCCATTAATTTTTCGGCCTCTTGTGTCATAGCCTTAACCGCAGCCTCAGCCGCATCTCTAGCAGCCGGTCGAATAAGTGGGTAATCATCCTGCTCGAAACTTTCAGCAAGTTCTCGCCATAGTTTTTGTTGATGTTCGGTGATAGGTTGTTTTTGCGGTTTAAGTTCTTGAGCCTTCCTAATGGCATCAGACACCGCATCTTCGGCAACACGACCGGCGGCAATCATAGCCGCATAGTTAGGGTCAATATTATAGCGAATAGACTTGCCGCCGGGATAACTCATAACAAGATGAGTACCCTTTGTAAAGGAATCTAGGAAGTCGCTGTCATATTCACTGACAGGCTTGTACCGTCGTCCTACTTTTTCATAATAAATCTTTTTCATTCTTTAAATGCATCCCAAAACAACTCAGTATCACGCATATGTGCTACTGGAACAAGCCAGCCCCTTCTCACACACTCCTCAATAACTTCTTTATAAGTATTCGGACATTCTTTTTTAATTTCAAATCCTGCTCTTGGTACTACAACCATCCCATCAACAATACGAAACTTAGGATCCTCTGGACGAATCATACGAACACTTGATTGGTGTGTAGTGATTTTCATCGTTTAAGTTCCTCAACCACAAGTTGTTTGGCTCTGGCATCTAATTCTGCTTTTTCAACTTCTAGCATTTTAGGTGCTACAAACTGTAACCATTCTAATGCTGCCTTTTCACCCTTTTCAGTAAAGTGGTCATACTTACTATCAATGCCACTTTGGTAGTATAGTGTTTTGTCTTTTAGTATTTCAAATAATCCTGCGTATACCTGATTAGGCAGTAACTTGCTCATGTAGTTGACCTTTATACGGGCTATTGAGCCATTTAGCATAAGCCTCAGCATTTTCAGATATTTTATTAAGTTCATATTTTCCACAAAAACGCATGAAGTGAACACCAACTTGCGGAGTAGTAGTAACTCGCACACCATTACGAATAGCATCATCGACCTTAACTTTAACGTCATCGGGTTGAGCAGTCAAGTCAATCAATGTACGGTTGCGTTCATAGCAATCACGCACACGCTGTTCAACACCTTCGTGATCTACCCAACGTTGCAACATCATGTTGTTCCAGTTAAAGCCTTGCTTGGTACGATCAGCAAAGGCTTCGACAAGACCAACCTTGTTCTTGCTACCTTTCTCACGCACACCCGGGTAAGCACTGAACACATTGTCAGTTGCATCACCACGCATACATTTTTTGAATAGCAAGTACTGTGGGTCCTCAAGCAACTTATGTTCCTTAGTCTTTTTGTCAACTACAGGCTTACCGTTATCTTTGAAGTATCCCTGTAAGGTGATGAGTTCGTTGCTGACTCCGTTATATTGGAACACATTTTCAGCAATAAGCTGAACGTAATCAGTATCAGAAGAAATAATGTAATGCGTGTCATTTGGATGTAGATGAATAAAACGTGCAATCAGATCGTCTGCCTCAGCGTTAGGTTCACGCAATACAGACACATTAGTTTTCTCACGTAGATATGTAGTGAACATTTCATACGTTTCCCAAAACATTTTGTTTTCTTCAATCTCTGCCTCAGTCATAGCAGATTCATCAAGTTTACGATTAGCCTTGTATGGCTTGTAATAGTCTTTGCGCCAACTGCGACCCTCAAGACAAAACACAACGTGGTCAATCTTATGGTTGCGCACAATCTGATTGACACTTGCCAATGTCAAATGCAGTGCCATACCAATCTTCTCCCATGTGTCGCTGTTGCGGCTGGCAACGTGACGGGCACGAAAGAAAGTATTGGCAGTATCGATAAGTGCGTAATTCATGTAAACTCGCTGGTAAGTTGATAATATACGTATATTATATGCAAAATAGTATTTTAAATCAACACATTTTGGGTAAATATTTACCCATTTATCTGATTCTATAGATGAGGTGTATATTCCTTTGTTCCTTCATCAAGTTATAATTATGGTCTACTATAGGTTGCAGTTTGGCTTGCCAATCTAAAAACTCACTATCCGTTTTGGAACATAGTCGTTCTAATTCATTACATATGGCTTGAAGTCGTTCTTCATCATTTTCTATGTCATCGTAACTTTCATTAATGTATGGATGAAACGTCTTATACCCGGCACGTTGTAATACTTTTAGTGATCCGGTGTAGCCTGCTAATATGAATGGCAACTTAGTAGCAATAAATTTATAAATTTTTTCTGTGAATAGGTAACAATCTAACGACACGCCACTTAATGAAGGATTCGTAAGATAGATGTTGCCTGGATCTTTGTCGTGAAAGAATTTACTTTCAGTTACAATACCAAAATAACTATCCTCATAAAAATGTGTGCTATCTACTTTGTTCATTGTAGATATGACTTCATTGTAGTTCAGATTTTCTAAATCTAAATTTAATGGAAACAGTTGCCAATTATCTTCTAATATCTTTTGTGTCTCTAGGTATGTATTTGGTAGATAGTGGTGTAGTCCTTTGATAACTGAATCAGTGTCAAAATCTAAATTTACTGTTTTGCTGTTTAGATAACAAGACACATATCCTTTATCTAGCAGTCCTCTTTTTATAATTTGTGCTACGATATGTAATCGTTCCCATTTAGTGTGCCTATTAAGTGATAAAAACTTTTTGCTTTTTATCTTAGGTTCGTTGTTTATAGTTCCCGAGTTGGGATTCCAATGTATATAATTGTTTGCAGAGGTAACTTCTAAGTTGTTTTTAAAAAGGCAGTTTATTTCTACCCAATTAAATCTATTGCAATGGTATTTGTAAAACGTTACATTTGCAGGATCTGGTGCACAGCCTAATGCCAAATAAAGATTTCTAGGATGGTATTTGGTGTTATCTATTTCAGTTAATTCTAAAATGATTTTATTACATACATCTATCTGATGATATGTTACACCTTCGCTAGTTATGTCAAAACAAACTTTGTTTTTGTTATTATTAACACAATGCGAATGTATGTGTTTAGCAATCTCTATTGCATTGTCTTTAGTAATCGTTGTAAACTTATTTGTGTTTACAATAGTAATATCTACACCCAAAGATTTATATAAATCGCTATTAGGATTTTCATCTAATGGGGGTAACGGTATATTCATTAACTAACCTCTGATCTACCGTTACCAATATCTTTGCTTTGAATTACTCTTACATCACCGCGCTTACTAGGATCAGCATCCTCTTGTTCATAGACTTCCAATGCAACATTGCGACAAACAGTTTGAAACCAACGGTCTACGATTTCAGCATCAGTATCAGTTGACTTGATTTTATATCCTGCCTTAGTAAGATTGATTACAAATTTATCGTTCCAATCTAGTTCGAATGCACCGCTGTTAATATTATTTGGATCAATATCAACCTTCAATATAGCGATATACGGTTCATTGTTAGCAGTAGCCTGTTCCTTGCTAGATAATACTACTTCTTTTTTCTTGCGTGGTTGTTTAGGTTTCTTTTCAACCTTAGGTTTTTCTACCGGCTTAGCAAAAGCAGGATCATTCTCTCCACTCAACCATTTCTTTAATTTATCAAACATATTTTATCCTCGTGACTTGTATCTATCATACAATGCAAAACTGGCTAGATTTTTAGCCTTACTCTCGCACATTATATCAGCCCATGCATTGTGTGTCAATGCCCAATCATTACATGCATCGTTCCAGTAGTAGTCACTATGGGCACGTAGTTTCTGTTTATTATGACCACTCTCCATCAACGGAACAAGAGAGGGGCGTTCGTGTCGGGAATGGCTTGTAAGTACATCTTCCCTAGATACGGAGTAGTGTATAGCAGGACGCACACCGCGCCAACTATCAATAACCTTTTTAACACGGTCGTCATTTGCTTCAATGTATTCTCCTGTTTTAATCCAATTGTGATGAATGTCGAGTACGATAGGAACAAGGTCAGCCAACTCTAGGCACGAATCGAGACCCCAACTGATTTCTTCGTTTTCGATGGTGAGTCCATTTCTTGCTTCGGGGCTGAGTCTGTTGTAGGCCCGCCTGATGCCTTCGGGACCGGCTCGACCCGAGATGTGGACATTGATTTTAATGTCCTGAAACGATTTACCATATCCCATGAAACGGGCCATATCTGCATGGTACTCAAACTCCTCTATACTCTTATTTACTACCTCAGGACGATCACTTGCAAGTACCACAAACTGATCGGGGTGAAACGAAACACGAACATCATTAGCACGTGCAGTCTCACCTATAGGAGCCATCCAACGTTCAAGTGAGTTTTGAACATCGGTGCTATGCCAAAAGTCTTTGTACTCGTCCATAGTATAGAACGAAAACATGTCGCTAGTAAGACGCAACATACGTAGCCCGCGCGGCAACTCTGCGACTTTCTTAACAAGTGCATGAGTATTAAGAATGTTACGTTTTGCTACATCGATAAGTTTGTCCTCGACAATTTGCCGTGACTTTTGACGTTTGGCCCATGCGTGAGTAGTGCCACCTGTATTGAGGCCCTCAGTGCTGGCAATCTCACCTTTTTTATTGATTTCTGCCCATTTGCAAGCAAAACCAATGCGTTGTACAGACATGTCGAAAGTGTGCATAGTAAACCAAAGTTGATAAATATATAATCAAGTGTACAATATATATGTAGTTATTGTCAACCTATTTGGAACCCAAAGTCATGAATATAATAGAATTAATGGAAGGCGTTGAGCCAAAATTACCCGGTGCACCCAAAGGCATCAAAATTATGACCCCTCAGCAGTTTGTAGCCAATGCAGGCGACGAAGAGGTCGATGAGGGCAGAAAAAAGAAAAGAAGAAGCCCATCTAGAATTTATGGTTATTTTGGATATGCTGGCGATAATAGCGCCGAAGGTGGAGATGGCGGTGGCGGTGGAGTAGAAGAAGCAACTAAACTT